AGTCCGCAGCAAAGATGGGCGGTCAAATTGGCAAACAAATTCTTGAAAAGCAAGGTTTAGAGCCGTATTTCAAGTATCTACAAGAGATTAAGGGTGACATCAATAAGGTGCTAGACCGAGCCGTTAAACAATCTAAGGCTGCCGGAGTTAGCGGTGATTTACCTTCATTTATTAAAGAATACAGCGGTGCAAACCTAAAAGATAAAGACGCTCAAGAAGTTGGTATTAGCGCCAATGCAATTGGTCATGCCTACGCTCTTAAAAATCAAGTTGCAGACCATCCTGAATGGGTTGGTCGTTCAGGTCAAATTCAACAATTCTTTAATCGTTATGTAGATTCATTGAATAGTGGAAAACCTTTACCTCCAGATGACCCTGCTTTAGCAAAAGATAGGTCTGGTCAAGAGGCTTTAGTTTTTGCTAAAGACTATGCTTCATATCTTGTTGACTATGAGCGTTCATTGGCTGGTGGAGCTAAAGGCTTTACCGTCCAATTTCAAAAACGCTTTAATGACTTGTTAAGTCAAAATCAATTTAATGCTACCGGCTTTGATAATTTGATGAATCAGCAAATTGATGAAGTGGTAAGAAAAGCTCGAGTTCATAGCCCTGACCGTTTGACTAAAGAGAATTTGACAAAAATGGGATTAAAGATTAACGACTTTGACCCTAATGCTGAGAAAGGTTATAACCGTTCCATTGGAAAAGGCGATATACCAGCGCAGCCTAATGTAACTCAAGAAGAATATGCCAAACTAAAGCCGGGCGACTTATATTGGTGGAATGGAAAACAGGTTCCTAAAGGAAAAGAATAATGGCTGATTGGTCACCTCCAGAGGTTAAAAGTTCTGTTGAAGTTTCTGGTTGGACGCCTCCAGAAGTTAAGCCACAAGAGCCGGCTACTGGATGGGATAAAGCTGGAGCAGTTGCTCGCGGTGTTGCTGCTGGTACTCTTGGTGGTCCCGGTGATATTGAATATTTTGCCACCACTACCGTTCCAAAGTTATTTGGCGGAGAAGGTGAAACCGGTACTTTTATGGGTTCGCCTACTTTCTTTCCTCGTTCAGAAGATGTAGAAAAAGGTTTTCAGCAGATTGAAAGCGCCGTTGGCGCAAAGCCCGGCGTTCGTCCTGAGCTAGAACGCTATCGTACAGGCGGAGAATTTGCTGGCGGATTTGTTACCCCCGGTCAAATTGTTAAAAATGTCATTAAAAAGCCTATTGAAAAAGGCATGGAGCTTGTCTCTAAAGCTAGGGGAAAACCACTAGACAAAGCATTAAGCGAGATGACAACCACCGCTGAAGAGCTTGGACAAAAGGCTGGAACCCGCATTAAAGAAACCGAAAAAGTTGGTCAAGAAAAGATTTACACCGACCAACATCGCCAAGAAATTAATCTTCGTGATGCTGCCAAGCGTTTTGATGCAGATGCTCAATTAGCCAAAGCTGAAAGCCAAAGCACTTTAAACAAGATTGGCAGACCTACTAACGAATATCAAGTCGGAGAAGGTCTTAGAGGCGTTGCTAAAGGCGTTGAAAAGCAATTAGATGTTGCTAGAGGTAGAGCTGCCGATGTTCTTAAAGACGCTTATTTTGCAGAAGGCAAAGCAAGTGAGGCTGCTGGCAAGTTTTGGTCTCAGTCTCAAACCGGTCAAGCGTTTTTAAAGAACCTTAAAGATATTGCGTCTCCTGCTAATGCTGGAAAATACACCGCATCTGAGCAATTAGCTGCTAAAGACTTGATGGAAACTCTATCTGGCGTTCAGGTTCAAGGAAAAATTGTTCGTTCTCAAATTGAAAAGATTGAGAAAGTCATTCGAGAAACAAAAAAAATAGCCAACAAACCGACAATGACAGGCGCGGACGCTATGAAACAGCAGTACATGGGTAAATTAGCAGAAAAGCTAGAAGACTCTGTGTATGGCTATGTCAGCGAAAGCGGTAAACCAATTGCGGGATTTGCTCCTACCGGCAGAACCTTTAGAGAGGTTTATGCCAAGATGAGCCAGCCTTTAAATACCTACGAGTCTCAAGTTGGCAAAGTGTTGACCCAAGAAATCGAAGGATTAAAGGGCGTATTTCAAGCTGATGCTACTCAAATTCCAGCTAAAGTATTCCAATCTCCAGAGCAGATTCGTATTTTGGAGAAGATGGACATTAGCAAAAAAGCATTAGAGCCATTTGCTGCTCAACACGCTGCTAATGAATTGTCCAAATTAAATACTGCTGAAGCTGTTGATGCTTGGATTAACTCATCTAAGGGTTCTTACCTACAAGAGTTTCCTGCTGTTGCTGCCAAGGTAAAAGAATATGCAAAAACGCTCGCAACGAATGAGGTCAAAGCTGCCGAGAAATCTGCGGGCGCCAAGGCTCTGTCTCAACGCGCTAAAGAAATATCTCAACGCGCACAGGGCAAAGCTGAAAAACTCACAGATTTAACTAAGGAAAATCAACGGTTTGTAAGCGAATCTTCAAGAGATATATTCTATGCAACGACTACTGACCGCAGTATTAGCGCTGCTGAAACTTATGTCAAAGGCTTAGAGAGAAGAGGTCTTGCTACTCGCGAAGAGACTATTGAAATGCTAGACAAAATCCGTGATGTCAAAGCTAGAGAAGTAGATAAAGCAAAAGCCGTAACCGCCCTTAAAGGTATCTTGCCTTGGGTTGGCGCAATTGGATTGGGTAGCGCTGTTACTGGTTACAGCTTAAACAAAGCCATTGGAGGTCTTTAATGGCTAAGAAGCAAAGAGGGATAAACAACGCTTTAGAAGAGGCTATCTCAACTATGCTAACGCAAGTGATGGCTGACCCTGAAGCAAGCATTACTGACAAAACTAAAGTGTTAGACCGGGCATTAAAGCTAGAAGCAATTAAGCTCAAAATGAACGATGATGAGTGGGGAAGTGGTTTTTCTATTGATGATGAGGATGAGTAAGGTTAGAATATGAGTATCTTTAATCGAATAGGGGATATTCATGGATGCAATCACTATCATCAAAGTAGCATTAACGGTCATCTCAGACCGGCTCATAACGATTTTGGCTCTGTCAATGTCGTGCGCTTTAGCGTGTTGGGTGATGTGGGGACCGCAATGGGACCGCGTAGCAACACTAGCAATATTTGTAATCTTCAGCTATCTTGTGATAAACACAAAGGAAAGGAAACAACATGAAAAGCAGACCACACCAGAGGGAACATGAGTTTAACCAACAGATAGCTACGGCTGTCCGTCCACAGTTGCCAAGAGACGGCAGCGCTGGAATGACTAAATGGAAACCCGGAGAATTACCAAAGGGCGGTTATCGCTCAATGTTTGATTTTGCTGAGGGTTCCTACAGTACAAAATTAAGCCCATCTGGAGCGAAAGAAAAGAAGGTGTACTAAATGGCAAATAACATTGCATTTCAACCGATGGGAAAAACGGTAAAGGTAGCTGTTACAGGAGCTGCTAATACGCAATCCAATGTGTTTACCATTACTGCTGATAGCCCATCAAACCAGTATTACCTAGCTAACGCTGACACCAATTCGGCTGTTTATGTATGGATTAACTCTACTAGCACCTTTAATGTGGCGTTGCCAGATGTAACTCCGGGCTATGTCATTGCATTGCCTCCTTATGGATACAGAGTAATTACTGGTCCGCAAGTTAATTCCAATACAAATGTGTATGCAAGAGTTATTGGTGACGGAACAAACGCTTCTATTTATATCACTCCGGGCGAAGGCTTGTAATTAAAAAGGAAAAATCATGGCAGACATTCAAGATGTAATACCAGTAGTAGAGGTCCCTAATGTACCTGAGCCAACACCAGCTCCAGAGCCAATAGTTGCTCCTGAAGTTGTTGTTGAAGTAGCCGGTGACGCTCCTAAGTCATTGGGTGAGAATATTAGCGTGGTTAATATTTACACACCAGAGTAAACCATCACAGCCAACAATGAGAGTTCATAAGTCAAAGACGATATGGTTTTCCTTAGCGTTGGTGATTTTTGGTGCTTTATTTGATAACTTTTCTAATGTTCAAAACCTCATTGACCCTCAATATTACGGTGCTTGCCTTATTGTTATTGGCATTATTGTTGCTGTACTGCGCTTTATAACAAATGAGCCAATTGAATAATGTTTCCATTACCAATTAGCTTTTATATTTATGCTGGTCTTACTGTTATTGCTTTAGCAGGAGTAGGTTACGGAAAATATGAACATACTGTCTTTGAGGAATATAAGGCGGAGGAAGTTGCAAATGCACGATTAAAAGAACACCAGCTACAGGATGCTACTGACCAGATTAGAAAGGACAAAGATGCTCAAATCAACGCTATTAACAATCAGCTTGCTAATGCTCTTATCGAGCTGCGGAACCGCCCCAGTAGGGCAAGTAAAGTATCCGTCAATGGACAAGTTGGAACTGGGACAACCCTTTTTGCCGAGGATGCAGAATTTCTTATCGGGGAAGCTGCCAGAGCAGACACCATCAGAACAGCATTAGATGCTTGTTACAAACAATATGATGAAGTGACCAGATGAACAAAGAAAAATTAAGCGCTTATGTTACCCTAATGGCTACTTTCACTCTTACTATTATTCTTTTGTCTATGGTTGGGGTGCTACTTTTGGGTCTTTTTAATCCTCAAGTAGATAACACAAAAATATTTGAAGCCATTACCCCGGCATTCCAAACTATTGTAGGCGGATTTATTGGATTAATTACGGGTATAAAAATAGGAGGCGATGAGTAATGAAATATTCAAGAGACGGATTACATCTTACAGAGCAATTTGAAGGCGTTAGGCTTACTGCTTATCCAGACCCCGGTACCGGTGGTGACCCTTGGACTATTGGATACGGGCATACCGGTCCTGAAGTACATTCAGGAATGACAATTACTCAAGAGCAAGCTGAAAACTATTTGGCAGAAGATGTTAGAAAAGCAGAAGCAGATGTAAACGCAAGACTTAATGTAGAGGTAACCCAAAATGAGTTCGATGCTCTGGTTGATTTTGCTTTTAATTGTGGATGCGGTAATCTTAATAATTCCACATTGCTTAAAAAACTAAATGCTGGCGACTATGAAGGCGCCGCACAAGAATTTTTAAAATGGGATATGGCTGCTGGTCATCACATGGCTGGCTTACTCAGACGCAGACAAGCTGAAGAATTACTATTCTTAAAGGATATGGCATGAAAAAAGCACTTGTATTCTTAGTAGGTATTGTGATGGCTGGATGTTCTTTTGCACACAATATTGCTATTTGTCATGGTCAATATGCTTTATGCGCGGCATCTGCCACTACTCCTACTGGCAAGACAATGACTGTTGATGGCAAAGTCTTTAAAGAGGGTATGGCTGTTTGCCCTATCCTTAATGGTGATAGTGTTGCCAACCTAGATTTAATGAATGGCTCATGCGATTCTGCCCCCGGCAAAGTATGGTCATTGTTTGGCATCCCTCCACAAACAAGTTATCCACAAGGTCCAAGTTGGACTACTGTTACCGCAGTAGTCAGAACCTTTACTGTAGGACAAACACCTACAACGGGCATGAGCAATATGTGGAGTTTTCCCTGTGAAATCCAAGCTCAACCGGTTAATGGTGTAAAGCTGGCTAGTTGCTATGGTCCGATTATGGAAAGCCCTTGGAACAATGGTCATGTTCAGCAAGGCGAAACGGCATTTACTCAAGCTCCAGCAGGAGCTATTTATCCCGTTGGCGGCAATATAGCTAAATAATGGCAGACCCACAAGAACTTCAAGGAATTGATACATCGGTATTGGATACCATATCCGCCGATAAAGGAGCCAAGCTATTAGAGGTGGCTCAAAAAGAATATCCTTATCTTGCTGGAAAAGACATTGCCTATAAATATTCTCCTCAACAAAATCCTGAATATATGTTGGAGTTTTATAAAGGAGGAGATTTGCCTGAGTGGGCTAAAGGAAAACAAACTGCTATTGAAGTATTTAATCCAAAAACAACGCCATTAGATATTTTGGGGGATTATGCTTCTCACTACGGAGTTGATACTGACCCACAATTAAAAGCTCTTTACGCTCAATTTGCCGGTCAATTAGACCCTAAAGCGATGCAAGAGCGCTATCAGTACCATACTCAAAACTTAGGTGAAAACAGACCTTATGAACAATGGATGCAGATGACTGGATTGCCTGAAATGTTTAGAGGGTACACTTTTAATCAATGGCAAGATGCAGCCAAGATGTACACGCCAGAACAGTTGCAAACCCTAAATGCAGTTCGTTCATATCTGGGAATTAAATAATGGCTAAAGGTGAAACTATGAATCATTGGGTGCTTGGGGAACCGGCTGCAAGTCCGCCAGCAAATACCAATCGGTAATAAAATCTTTTAGCTGCTCAACGCTGGAGCCAGCCAAAGAAAGATTCCC